CACCTACTATCGAGCTACAAATGAATTTATACTCAGGTAAATTCATTACCATAGATTTACCAGCTATAATATTTTCTCTTATTATTTCTTTAGGAATACCTTTAAGTAATCCCTGATAATGATTTCAGATTCGGATAAGCAATTAATTGAATTATATAATGAATTATTTATACCAATTAGTGTTAATGTAGTTACCAATAAAATATTATCGGATGAAGATATTGAAAATATTTATTTGAATAATACTTTTTTCTCAGATAATATTTATTTAAAATTAAATAATGATGGTTTACATGATGAATTACTCGAAAATTATTATAGTTTATATTTAACAATAGATACAAAAATATTTAAAATAGATGGATTTTTTAGATTAGATTCTTTACAGATTGATACAAGATTAATGTTGTCAAAATTATATAATAAAATCTTTGATCGAAAAAATAAAATAGATAAAATGATTAAAGAAAATGAAAAATTTAAAAAGAAATATTTAAAATATTGTTCAATACAAGAAATTATAACAATGTATCCAACTAAGTTTTTAAAATATCTTGACATAAAATATAAAAAATTTAATGAAATAAATAATAAATCATTTCCATCATTAATGAAAGAGTTTATAGGTAAAACTATGAATTTAAATAATTGGTTCGAAATTATTAAATTACTATTATTAGGGTCAGATGAGAATATTAATGTTGCAGGATCATTATATTCATTATTAAAAGATAAAAAAACAAATATTAGTTTGGTTCCAGATATTATATATGATAATTTAGTATTTTGTAATCAAATGAAATTAAAAAAAATTAATCAAACATTAAAAATTGAATTAGATAAGTTAAATGAATTAAATTTTGATTCTATTGATTTAAAAAAAGAATTAGCAAGGAGTGTGCATATACCATTATATATTAGATCATTAGCAATGGAGAAAATTAATGAAATGAAATTAAATAATAATGATTATAATAAACAATTAACGTTTGTTAAAACAATATTGCAATTCCCATGGCCATCTCTAAATAATGATGATATTTTTCAATCATTACATAATTCAAAAGATGAAGCTAAAAAATTTATATTAGATATTGATGATAAATTGGAGAAAACAACATATGGGCATAAAAAAGTAAAAGAACAAATTAGTTTATTAATAACAAAATGGATATCTAACCCACAAAGTTCTGGTTCAGCGATCGGATTATTAGGTCCTCCTGGTGTTGGTAAGACACTAATCGCAAAGTCATTGAGTAAAGTTTTAGATATTCCATTTGTTATGATTACATTAGGAGGGCAAAATGATGCAGAATTATTAATTGGGCATGGTTATACATATTCTGGAGCACAGCCGGGAATGATTATTAAAAAAATGTGCGAAGCAAATAACGGAAGATGTATAATGTATTTTGATGAATTAGATAAATCATGTGCTAAACATGGACACGTTAACGAGATAACTAGTATTTTGATACATTTAACTGACCCAAACACAAATAAAGCATTTCAGGATAGATTTTTTCAAGGAATAGATTTTCCATTAGATAAAATAATTTTTATAACTTCATATAATAATTCAAATAAAGTAGATCCTATTTTACTAGATCGTTTAATAGAATTAGAAGTTAAACCATACAATATTGAAGATAAAATAAATATTTTACGCGATTTTATTATTCCAGAACTGAAAGAAAATATTGGGATAAGTAAAGATATTATTTTTGTTGATAATGATATAAAACAATTTATATATGATTTTACCGCAGAATCTGGCGTAAGAGATTTAAAACATAAAATAGAACAAGTTTTATTAAATATTAATAAAAAAGATCTATTTGATGAAAGTAATATGGATACAATTAATTTAACATATGATATTATTTTAGAATACTTAGGAGAAAAAAATAAAAATTACCGTAAAATGATCCCCGAATATAATAAAATTGGTTATGTAAATGGGCTATATGCAACATCAAATGGAGGAGGAGGAATTACATGTATTGAAATATCTCCAATTTTTATCGGAGAAAATTTTCAACTTAAATTAACGGGCTCGATGGGTGATGTCATGAAAGAATCTGTTCAAGTATCATTTACACGTGCTTGTGTATATATTGCCAATAATTTAGATAAATATAACATTGATGATATCAATAAATATGTAAAACAAAAATTTCCGTATGGATTCCATATTCATGCTCCTGATGGTGCAACACAAAAAGATGGCCCGTCGGCGGGTGCTGCATTTACTATTTGTTTTATATCCGCAATATTAGAAAAAAAATTAAATAGAGAAGTTGCGATGACAGGTGAAATGAATCTGTCAGGAGAAGTTACAAAAATTGGTGGATTAATATATAAATTAATTGGTGCAAAATATGCAAATGTTAAAACTGTTTTAATCCCAAAAGAAAATAAAGTCGATATCAATGAAATATTAAAAACAAATAAAGAATTATTTGATGATACATTTAAATATATATATATTAAAAATATATATGATGTTATTGATAACTGTTTAATTGAATAAAAATATTTTTATAAATTATTAATTAATTGGGAATTAATTAATTTTGTAGGCCTTCCCCTCTTTTTTTTAATAAGTATAATAGGTGAGTCGCTTGTTGAATCTTCAATATTATGAATATCATGAATATTATTAATACAAATATTTTTACTTTTCTTTTTCTCTCTATCTTCTTTTTTTTTTTCTTTTAATGCCAATTTTGCATTATTTTTAATCTGTTTAATTTGATTTTTTAACTCTTTTTTTATTTCTCTATCTAACTCTTGTTGTATTAATCTATTTTTTTTATTTAATATATTATCTTTTTTAATAATATCTGATTCATCAAGATCTAATTGTATACTATTATCAATAACATTGGGTGTAATTATATCATTTGAATATAGTTTTTTTATTAATTGTTCTGTCTCTGATTCAACATTAAATGTATCAATTAATTTATTATCTGGGTCATTTGAATTATTTGAATCATTTGAATCATTTGAATCGGTTGTCTTAATAACATTACTATCATCTGTATAATTAATATCAATCTCGTCAAGATCTATATTTTCTTCTAGTAATCTTAATTTTAATCTATAACATAATTTGTTAGTTTTTTCATCATCTATTACGAATTGTTGAAATGGTAATATTTTTTTATATGTTTTTACAATTGTTACATCTGATATTTTAAATATTCCGGATATTGCTTTTTTATTTATATTCTCATTTAATACATTAGTTGCAAATAAAATACTAGCTGCCGCAATAGATGTAGCTTGATGATCTGAAGCAATGCCTAATTTAGTCGTATTATCAGCAATAGTTTTTGCTAATTCAATTCCTTCTTTTGATAACTTCAATTTAGATCCGAATCGTTCAATAAAATCTATTCCGTGAGATGGTTTAATATCAAAAACAATAAAATTATCTTTCATTATTTCTAAAAATTTTCGACATCCTTTAGAAACTTGTTTTAAACTTAGATCAAAAATATCGGCCACCTCTTTTGTTGATCTTGGCGATTTTTGTAATATTGCTCCAAAATATAAACATGCGCCTATTATTTGTTTACGATTTATACCTCTAATAATAACGTTTTTTCCTTTGTTATTACCATCTAAATGTTTTGTTTCTCTTACATTTCTATATAAAATTTTTGCATTATCAATAACTGCTTTAGTAATTTTGTATTTTTTACATTTAATATCTATATTATTTAATACTTCCGCTAATGATCTTTCGCGATATGGAACTTGACCCCAACTTTTTAACATTTTAATTTTTGAATAACCAGGTGTACTTATTGTTGTACCTAATGATGATTTTGGAAAAAAAGCATTATTTGGCATGCTACATCTACTACTATCTCCTTTGTCATCAAAATTATTCCATTCAGGACCATTATCAAAAAACTCATGACTTTCTAAACCACAATTTTTACAAACATAAGACCCACAATTTGCAGTATATATCAAATCTATTGAATTACAGGTCATGCACATTAATTCTGATTGTTCTACTTTTTCTATTTTTTTATCATCCGCAAAAATATCTAATATATCCCATAATTTATCATCTGATAAATTATCAAATTGATCATCGGTCAAATTATTATATGTATCTTCCATATATTGATTTGTAATTATTATAAAAATTATTATTATTTGTTTATATTAATTTAATAGTTTGAAATATAATATTTTTCAAATTTTTATACATTTCTATCTGTATCTGTATCTGTATCTGTATCTGTATCTGTATCTGTATCTGTATCTGT